CATCTTCTTCGTTTTCTGCCGCACGAAAAAATAAAGGGTTTTTGGTTGCTATAAGGTAGTTTTCTTTAGTGTTTGTTGAAAATTCAGGTAAAAACTCTCTTTCGACTCCCCGTCGTTTTTCATGCATGATAAGTTTTTCATACCCATAAATCCCACAGAGAACTAATCCAGTGCTTCGTGATTGATGTTTGTCGGATCTATTTGCGTACATTGCAGTGCCGCCATAACCTCTACCTTCTGCACCACAAAATATATCGGATTCGTAGGCATAGTGTCGGGTCATTACTTTGTTATCAGGATCACTTACAAACGGTATAAACATTGTGTTGTATTTTGAGTGATTATCACTTTCCGACAAATCAGCTATCTGGTTCCACCGATGTGTTCTACCGTATTCATCAAATTTATCTGCTACTGGTTTTAGCCGAGCATGAGAACACCAGAATCCCTGCATTGAGATCCGTGTTTTAATTGTTGGTTTGCTGGTTGATGCAAACAATATAGGCTCTTTTGAATTAAAAACTTCATCATATTTATTATCACGGTGGTATTTATCAGCTATTTCATCAAAATGTTCCCGATTCCATTCTATAAAGACAGAGTTGAAAGGTATTCGTGCGTTTTGAAACGCATTCTCGAACTGACGGTAAGTACCTTTAAGTACCATTGGAGCCACAATCTCCATTAACTCATCAGTAATGACAAAATGTCTTGCATTGCGAACTTGTCTTGACCACCGAGGACCAAACTTTTTAGCACCAGTTTTAACACCCTTCCAAGGGGTTAGATCTTGAATATTGTTTTTAATTTTTAAGTGCTGTTCTTTAAAACCCTCTAGTCGGAGTAATGGTTTTTCCAGTGCATGAGCGACAAGAGTTTTCAGTGTTTCTGAATCATCGTTCATGGTTAATCAAACCTCGCTAAGTGAGGATTGCGTCCAGTACTGTCGTAAGCTTGTGCCTGGACAACAGTCATCGCATAGTCATAGATGATGCATTCAACATTTGGGGGATGATCATAAACACCATGTCTTGGTTGCAGGTGCAGAATCCAAGGATCAGGGATCACCTCTTCTTCATAGACAATGTCGTAGGTTTTATAAGCTCCCCACGATTGGCTGACTTGTTCACCTTTTTCATTAACGAACCTCATCGGCTCATCCGAATCACGATCAGCTACACCAAATCCCTTGGTTCGCCAAGGAATAGGCATCCCGTATTGATTACCCATTTCCCCACACACTGCGGTTACAAGGGCTTCGTTGCTGCTGCATTTGACGTTAGAAATCATTTCCACAGCTTCGCTAAAAAAGTCTGGGATAATTCCGACCAGTTCTTGTAGCGTGTGACTGAGTTGTCCATTTAGAAACTCGGCAACCGCTTCATGGTTCGGGTTCCATGCCCATTCCAGAGTCATCTCTGAGAATCTTACTGTTCTTGTTTCAACTGTTGCAGTCATAGGTTCCTCCTACTTCCATGTGCCATCTGGATGAAAACCCCAAGGTGTTCGTCCTTTCATCATCAATACAATGTCACGAACAATTTCACGATCTATTGAATCTGCATCAAAAGGACAACTAAAAGGTAGGTATGTTCTTATCTGGACTGCTTTTTCAATATCTTCGCGGCTTGCCCCGATCTCGCTATAAACACCTTCTTCACCGTAAAAATCCAGGCAGTAATCTATGAACTTAGTATGTGACTTAAAATTATCCATAGGTTCCTCCTAGTTTATTTTTTAAATTCGTTTTAACTGATAGTCGAAATCAAACGATCGCCATTCGCTCACTAAAACGTCGTAATCTTCAACGTCATCATCATCTTCAGGGTCCAATGGATGTGAAGCATCAAACCCGCCAACCAGATAAAACTGCCACTCATGTGGCTTTATCTCGGGAAAGTCCTTACAGATGTCAGCGATACTTTCTAACAAATCTTGCATTGGGGGGTCTTCGCCCCATTGCGTTATCATCTGTGGAGAGTTTCGTACCTTTAAATTTGTGAGAGTGCGATGCTTGGCAACAAATTGAACGTCACGGTGAACTGGAAAAACCCAGTCTTCTAGTACTTCATTCTCTGCTTTTACCCGTGCGTGCCATATGTCGTTTAAGATCTCTTGATAAACGTCCATAGGTTCCTCCTATCAACTATGGGTATATCCGTCCTGTTCAATTCCCAGCCACATGCCACTCCATTCAACAAGCACGCAGTCGCTACATGGTGTAGGTTGAACTGTCTTGCGAAATTCACGGTAGGTCATGCCTTGATTGTTTTGTTGCCATTTGCGGTGCAATGATGCGCGTTGCTGTTTAGTTAGAAGGATCATGGTTCATGCCTCCTTTCCAAACTGCCAACATATGGATGTGTGTCGTAGTCTGTGCTTTCTATAATCGCAGCCATTATCACGCCGCTATAATGTTCTTGGTAAATACGGGCTGTGAGGATTTTGTCGTAAGCGTTCCTCGCATCTTCTAACTCTTTATGTATGCTGTAGTTAGTGTTAAGTTCCCAGTCATCGGTTACGGTATCGGTAAGCACGATGTAGTGAATATCCCGCACCCACGGGGGTCTAACGTCAAAATCTATACTCATGACGCAAGACCTTGCGGCTCATGCTCTTTCCAGCCAACTTTACGGAACGGAAACTTCGGGGTTTTTATTACCCCTAATGATTCATGGCGCATGGTGCGTTTCATCACAAACAACAGCACACTGACAATAAGACCGGCAAACAGCGCAGCCATCATGCCGCTAAATGTGCCAGCTAACAGGAACATCAGCAGTACTGTGATACCAACATCAACATAGATGTCGTAGTTGATGACACGACGCATACCAAACTTGAACAACAGAAACAGCAGTCCACCTGCTGCAATTAATCCGGCGGTTATCATTTTAGATCCTCCAAAATGTTGATTATTTGAATGTCACCCGAAGCAAGATGTTCAACTTCATAGTTGTTCACCCATAGCTCGGGATCTTTGATTACTTCCTGTGCTAATTCAGCAGCACGCTGATGTGACGTAGCATCTATTTCAATGCACCATTTGATGCGATAGAGCGTTTCAGTCGGCTTCATCAGAACAACTCTTCCTGCATGTCAGATGGATCAAGACCAGGATATTGCTCTTCAAACTTTAGACGCTGTTCCATGTAGTACGCCTTGTCCCTGAGTAGCTCAACCCACCAACCTCGATACTCTGAGTAACTTTCTTTTAGCTGGATCATGTCTTCTAAAGCTTGAGCTTCTGAGGGATATTTCTTGCTGCGCGAGGGACAGACTTCATCCCCGCACTCATCAATTGCCATAATGATATAGTTCATGGTTACTTATCCTCGCTGTACTGTTGAAAGGTATGATTTAAGAAAATAGGGGTGAGGTAAGGCTTCTTTTTCATGATTGCATCGCGTTTAAATGCTTCATGTAGTGCTTCATGTGCTTTCTTTTCTAAATCAGATCGAGTATCTGGTAACACTTCCTGTACGTTGCTATTTGAATCAGACATCATGTCTCCTGGTTCATGGCACGCTGGCAAGCCAACGGGGTTAATAAAAAAAATCCTGCCGACTGCTACAGCAGCCAGCAGGTTGGGAGAAACTACTAAGCAGCCTTCCTCATCTGCTCAAGCCTCGCTCTTGCAGACTCCTCAGAAGGCTTATTCAATTTCTCAGCTATCTCGTCCATTGCAGTAAACGCATCATCAAAAGACTGACAGGAATAATCGGTCACCCAGTCATCCCCGACCTTTGATGTAGGAGCGAAATAGTAAAATGCCATCGATGGTGAACCATCCTGCTCACCCATACCGCATAGGAAGCAAGCCTCGGTCATTAATAGATCCAAGGTGTTATAGTCAGCTTCGACGATCTGAGGGATCTCACCATTAGCTGCTACTACTCCGACTGCCTCACTAGCAAATGCAGCTGGATCATAGCCATTGCCACGATCTTCACCGAGATTGCCATTGAAGAGCTTTCGGGCATTCCAGCTAACCTTATCCATTAAAGGCTGAAGAAAGCTTATTACTGCCAGATAGTGGAAGGGGGTATCATCGCCAGCATTTAAGCAGACAACCTCAAGGAACTTATCCTCGAAAGTAGTGCCTGGAGCTTCGTCAATGGCTCTCGCAATCAAGCCACGCGAACCTTTGCGCTCAGTCAATGCATTAAAAGCTGAAGGGATAAAAGAATATGAATCATTCATAGTTAAACTCCTAAGATGTTGTTAAGTTAATAGCAACACTAATATTCATTAGTATCACTAATTCGATTAAAAAACAAGAAAGAGCAAAAAACGCTCAATCAATAGAACACATGATCGACGAGGCCGAGTGTTTTTTAGGCCGAGTCGTTACCAATCAGCGCGGTAAAACACCTGATGACCTGCACGGATCTGATCTATAGCCCATGAACAGAACTTGATGTCCTGGTTAAAATACTCAGCGGCTCTTTCGTCTTGCCACTGATGCCCAAAGTAAAACCGACCTTCTGACTCAGGCAAACCTTTTGATATCAGGCTATTTTGCAATATAGCAATCGTAGCGATATTCAATTCGATTGGTCGAAGGTTAAGGTCGTCTAAACTTTTCGACCAAAGCTGTGCTTCAGTGCAACCAAGCGTCCCATGCTCTTTGTATATCTCATCCTCGATGAACTGCTGAAGCTTGGAATGCTTACGCCAGTAGAAGTGATTGTCAGAATCTGAATTACCCCAGTCAAGTTCTTCTGTTTCACTTGAATATGCAATTTGATCTAGTCCCATGATTAATCTCCCTGATTAATGGTTACAATGAATTAAACTGTGGTGCAGGTTTAAAGCATAAAGTTTTATTCGCGCCATACCTGACAGGCAACTCTAGTGACCGCGCTACACTTATCATGTGGCGTGTGCCGGTAGATTTACCAACTGGAAAGGCAATTAAGGCATCTGCATAGTTACCCATCTGCCTGTTTCTGATAGGACCAGCAGATTTTCCATGTTTATTCCAATCAGCTGGGAAACGCTTGATACTAAAACCACGTTCCTTGGCATAACGCTCACCAAGTGAATCTGCGCCTCTTGCCCCACCAGAGACAACCTCTATAAAGTGGAGCTTTTTGCGCTCTGCCAGAAGCAGATCACAACTACTTACAAGTAGATCGTAATCGCTGAAATCACGCGAACCAGCAATAATGACCCTGAACATAACATCCAACATAAATGTCTCCTGATTAATGGTGCATTCACAGACACGCATGAACGACGAGGCCGAGTGTTTTTTAGGCCGAGTCGGTGAACAACGAAAAGCAAAATGTGTGTCACGATAAGTCATTGAAATACATAACAAAACAAGCAATGTGTGTCATGTGTACCATGATGTGTACCACAAAGTTCATGGCGTAAGTTCATGATTCTTATAAGCTAATAGGAATGTGTACCATGTGTGTTATATTATTTTTATATAAGTAAAATAAAAAAAGGTAGTCTTTTGAGCAGTTAAGGGTGTCTAAAACACCTGTTCCGTACTGAACTCAGAAAATACCGACACACAAGCACACATGACACACAAAATAACAAAGGGTTGTAAAAACAAATAGTTACAGGCAAAAAAGGCATGCACACTTAGTGGTACACAAGTGGTACACATGGTACACATGTAGCACACACGCACGATAAGAGCCATGTAACAAGGAAAAAGGCGCATGAATTGTGAATAATGAAGGAAAGGGGAAGAATCATGAGCCATGAAGGAAGTTCATGACCCATGAGGAGGAGGGAAGGTTAGATAAGACCGAGATCTGAGGCAGCTTGGACGAGGTTTGTGTCCTCGATGTTGTCGAGTGAGTCGGCCATGTCCAGAGTAGCGATGGCGACGACGGCAGCGCAGGTGTTAACGAACACAACGCCTGGATTCTCTTTGGTGTAGTTCCATGCTCTGAGCGCAGTAGGAACTGCTTTCTCTGAGACGGTCTGTAATCCAGTAGCGAATCGATCTTTGAGCGACATGTTGAAGCCTAATGTTTGTTGAACCATGATAAATCTCCTAAAGGTAAGATATAGTAATGAGTGTAAAGGACACGATGTACGAAACCGCTACGGTCTTGCACATCATGCTGAAAACTTCTTTATTACTGTAATAGTCTGGTTTCATGTACGATCTCCAAAGAAGTCGAATGAAAGGAACTGTCTACGAGTAATGGCAATGTCAACAGGCACCATGATGTCTGAATCATGATCCATGTCTCTTGCTGGATGGTGTTCGACACTCCCTGTGGGGGGAATGTCGGTGTCGATGTCGAGATGAAGTTGGATAGTATCCATGATGGTTAGCCCCTCACCTTAATCCAGTTAGCGGTAGAGGTGGCACCATCGTGTCTGCCCAATGAGAATCGGATCTTTGCAAGCATGTTGTCATCGACTAACTGTCGGTGCCTGTAGACACGACCCGATGATGTTTTAATGTACAAAGTCTGGGGATTCTTCAGACCACGGTGAAGACGCTGAACTTTGATTGAATGTGCCATTTTATTTCTCCTAAGTAATAGCTAACGACAACCGTTAACTTACTCATAGGTATGAGCGACGAGGAGGAGGGCTTTTTCTACGACGAGTCGAGGGGGTTACTGAGAGACTAGGTTCATGAGACATGATCCAAAACAAGGTTCCAAATCCGAGATCGGGGGAAGGGGGGAGGATCTCGGCTGGTAGGGGAGACAATGTGTGAGCGATTCAGATTAAAAAATGGAGATTTTTTTTGTAGATTTTTTCTTGTAAGTCCTTATCTTAAAAAGAACCATGAAACATGAGGCATGGCTTATTAACACGGACACAACACGAATTTGCAAAAGCTGTAAACGCGAATTACCTATTTTAGAGTTCGAGGTATTTAAAGATAAAAATACAATCCGTAATGATTGTAATAGTTGTAAATATGCCAAGCGCAATGCTCATGAAACATCTTCCCCCCAGTTATACCTGAATCGGTTGGCAACACGCCTCAAGTCATCGCGTCGTAAAACCCATGACTGGAGCTTGGTTCCTGAAGACCTTCATGCTTTATGGGATATTCAAAACGGCAGATGCGCTGTATCAGGTATACAGATGACACACCATGTCGATGGAAGGGGTGTTAAGGAATTTAATGCGTCAGTTGATAGGATAAATAATGATATTGACTACACCCCTCAAAATATCCGGCTTGTTTGTTATCGTGTAAATATCATGAGGCATAATTTATCCACCGATATGATGTGGTGGTGGGTGAAAACTATCCATGATTTCTCTTGCGACTAAACATTAGTAACGCTAATATAGTGAGCATTATGTCTTTGATAACTGCGTTTTCAATCAATGGCTTATCCGAGGCAATTATGGGAGTCGCTGTAAAAGCAAATGGCGAAGAAGTCCTAGTTTATAACGCACAGGAAGTGGAAAAGATATTAGAGCAAACAGGATATGGGTTGTCGTTAACGGCTTTCATTAAAGACCTGGATATTGCAACTCTAGGTGATCGCGCACCTGTGTTTGTTTACATCGATGAAAATTTGGAAGAAAAAATAGAGGTCTGTGATTTCCAAGGAAGCGACACACTCCATTAGTGACGATATCGATATGTCACACGCAGAGTTTCAAAGCCACATGCCATATATGGGGTTACAACTCAACGCCCTGACTGTGCAGCAAGAAAAATTAGTCATGCTTGTTTCTAGTGGTATGTCAATCCGCGCAGCGGCTAGGGCTGTTGGTTATAAAAAATATGATGCTGCATTAGCAGCGATGCAACGTCCCGAGATGAAATCGGCATTACAGTATTTTCGTGACGAAGCGCGGGAGCAAGTGAAGTACACCGTGGCGAATGCACACACGATGTACATGGAGGCTTATTCCTCCAGTGCAAATGCAACCGAAATGAGGAATACAACAGATAGCTTGGTTAAGTTGCATGGGCTGATAAAAGAAGAGCCATCGACGCAGGTCAATGTACAGATTAATGCGACTGCAAAACAACTCGAGCGGTTGAGTGATGAAGAGTTAATAAAGTTAGCAGGTAAAGATTCCAAATATCTGGAGCCTTCAGTTGACCCTTGAGGTTGAAAAACTCGAGTGTAAGTTATGTAAGACGTTGCAACCCGTCACATTATTTACGCACAAAGAAGATCTCTGCGTTTATTGCCTGGCAAAAATGCAGGAAGAACTACCACCACCTAAACCTAAAGAGGAAGTAACTCCTACTCTTTCACCAGAGGAACAAAGCCTTGAAGAAAAAGCTAAAGCAGAGCTTGCAATTAGAATCCTTACGCGCAAACGCCTCCTCCCTTTTGTCGAGCGTTTTAACCCCGATTATCGGGCTGGTTGGGTCCATAAAGACATCTGTCGTCGATTGGAACAATTCTCGCGTAGTGTATCTGCCAAAGAATCCCCAAGACTCATGCTTTTCATGCCTCCGAGACACGGTAAGTCAACATTGGCATCAGTGGCGTTCCCAGCTTGGCATCTGGGTCGAAACCCAAACCACGAATTTATATCTTGCTCGTACTCGGGTTCGCTTGCAATGGG